CAGAACCAACAGTCAAAGAAATTCTTTCTATGTCAGAAGAAATGCGTAATTCATTCTTCCAAGTAGCAGGAACAGAAATGATTGCTGATTTGATTACAAAAAATAATCTAAATGAAGGCAGCAGTTGGGCACTATTACGAGTAGCACAACCAAAGTAAGGAGACAATATGACCACAGCAACAGCAGTTAAACCCAAGAATATGTCTAACTGGGTGAAGTCAGGCACAGCAGTAACAGCAACTTCAGCCAGCGATGTAGCCAGACAAGCAGGTCTTGACTGGTCAGTATCACTACACAATATGACCGCTTCTTATTTAATCCCAGGCACTGAGCAATCAACTTCGCTTGAGGTTACTAACAAAGTAGCAGTCGTTAAGACAACACCCTTCGGCGATACACAAGTCATTGGTGTTGTTGGCAATCGCTATCAACCATTTCAGAACGGCGAGATATTTTCAGCACTTGATTCCCTGATTGATTCAGGCGACGCTAGATATGCAGCCGCTGGTGAGTATGACCAGGGTGCAAAGGTATGGATGTTATTGCAACTACCTAATGAGATTACTGTAGCCAATGACCCTCACGCTGCATTCATCTTGGCTAAGACCAGCCACGATGGCAGCAGTTCAGTCATCATCAAGCCAATCATTGAGCGTTTGTATTGCGCTAATCAGATTAATAAAATCTATCGCAACAAAAATGCTTTCACATATACTCTCAAGCATACCGCTAACAGCAAGTTAGAAGTATCTGAGATTAGTCATATCTTAAAGTTATCTTATGAAAACATTGAAGCATATCAGCGTATTGCTAACACGCTATCCGAGCGTGAAGTTACCCGTGAGCACGCCTTGAATTATTTCAAGAAGGTATTTCCACTACCATCCACAATAGAAGACAAACCATTGGCTTTGCTATCTGTTGGAGAGAAGTCGCAGTTGGCTCGTGCCAATACAGCACGGCATACTGCGATGAATATCTACAGCAACAGTGAGACACAAGAGAATATCCGTGGCACGGAGTTCGGTTTGTGGCAGGCTGTTGTTGAGTATGCCGACCACGGCAAGAAAGATAAAGGCACAACCTCTGGTATCAGGGCTATGTCTGGCGGTTCAGATAACCTGAAACTCAGAGCACTAGAACTACTAACAGCATAGGAGACTATATGCCAAAGTACAAAGTAAGAACTGTGAGTGAAGCAATTAGTACACACAGAGACTACACAATAGATGCAGAAGATGAACTACACGCAACGGAACTAGTCAGTGATATTCTTGATGATTCTCACGAAGACCACGACTGGGAAATAACCACGGTAGAAGAAATAGGAGACTAAAGTGGAATACTTACACACAGATAAAGACGGTAATACAATTAAGTATACCGATGAGATGATTAAAAATGCTATCCAAGACCTTGACTATCAAAGAGAAAAGGCTAACAAATATTGGGTAGAAAAAGTACAAGCCAAAGATAAAGTCTATGAGTTTTTCAAAGACCGCTATGACACAGGTGACACAGAGATTACCTGCACAGTAGAAGATGTTAATGAGTTGCTTGAGTCTATTGGCTCAGACAAACTCAAGTCTTTGTTTACAGTGACAGGTCGTATCAACTTTGTTATTACAGATATAGAAGCAGACTCAGAAGAAGATGCCCGTGATATTGTAGAGAGCGAACTCACCGTAGAGTTCAATGGTGACGGCAATCTAGATGAATGGGACATTGACAGCGCAGACGCTAGTCAACAGTAATGCCTAAGATAGCAGACCATACTTATGTTGATGCTCTGCATTCAGGTAAATGTATGGTAGGTAAGCACAGTGAATGCATAGGTACTGCGGTCATCAGTATCCACGCACTCAGGAGACGCTGTGCTTGCCAATGCCACGCCGAATCAGAGTGAGCAGATAACCGCCTTTCTATCTGCTATACTCTGCCTACTGAAATGGGCTGGGTTTTGATTAGTCTCCTTTCTCAGCCCATTTCTTTTACAAGGAGACAAGGAATTTTATGAGACAAGAAATAGAACGAGACCGATATGGTCGTCCGTTAATCCTTCCCAAAACGGGAGGAAAACCAGTCGCTTATACAAGGGCTACTACTATTGCTAATAGCCTTGACGACCCAGCAGCGCTGACTGCTTGGAAGATGCGAATGGCAGCCATTGGTCTGACGGTGCGTAGTGATTTGCTACTAGCAATTAGCGCAGCACAAGAAGATAAGATGGCGATTAACAAGTACATTGAAGATGCTATGGAAGTTGCAGGCGCTAGCCGTGCAGCAACTATCGGCACAGCACTGCATTCATTTGCAGAGAAACTAGATTTGGGACAGGACATTGGACCAGTTCCAGATGAGTGGGCAGGGGACTTAATTGCCTACCAGAAAGCAACATCACAACTTAATAAAATCTTTATAGAACAATTCTGTGTGCTAGATAAATTCAAAATTGCTGGCACACCAGACAGAGTTGTTGAGTATAAAGGTGAACGATTCATTGCAGATATAAAGACTGGTCGCATTGACCACCCTAATAACATTGCTATTCAGTTGGCAATCTATGCCAACGGCTCCCCGTATGACATTGCTACGGGTCGCCGTGGCAGTTGGGGTGATGTCAATAAAGACAAAGCCATCATCATTCACTTGCCAGCAGGAACTGGTCTATGCAAATTAGTTTGGATAGACATAGCAGAAGGCTGGAAGGGAGTACAATTTGCAATGAAAGTCAGACAGTGGCGGGACAAGAAAGGTCTTGCTACTCCATTTGAAGAACAGGAGACAATCAGTGGCTAGCACTGAAGCACCAATCAGTATCACAGTAAAATCAGCAGCAGGTTCACTCATTACAGTTCGTGCAGAACACGGTGATGAACTTGACCAGTTAGTAGCAACAGCACTTGATGCAATCAAGTCAGCAGTAACAGAACTTGAAGCAGCAGCCAAAGGCGTAGCACCAACAGCACAGCCAATGGCACCAGCGCAAGTAGCAGCAGCACTTGGCGCATCTATCATTGACAACACACCAGCAGACAACGGAGGCTGGGGCGGACCATCACTCGGTGGCAAGAATTGTCCACACGGAAAGATGACTGCAATTCAGGGCACAGGTAAAGATGGTAAGACCTATCGTGGTTACTTCTGTCCAGCACCAAAGGGTGCATTTGATAAGTGTAAGAATCAGTATGTTCGTGCTGGTTCCGCAGAGTGGAACACATTCGTCGCTGACCAAGTAAAGTAATGACAAACAAAACAGGATGGGACGAATGTACAGAACCAGACTGCGACAAATGTCATTGTGAGGAATGCAATTGAGAACACTCAAACGCAGCATTAGCAAAGCAGAGGTGGGCGGAGAACCATTACCGCCCGCCTTTGCGGCATTTGAACGGGCAGGAATTATCCTGCGCCGTGCAGAAATCACGATGGTTGCTGGCACTCCAGGTGCAGGCAAGTCATCAGTTGCACTGGCAATCGCAGCCAAATCCAAAGTACCTACGCTGTACTTCAGCGCAGATACTAATGCCCACACAATGGCAATGCGTCTTGTTGCAATGTCAGGTCGTATGACACAGACAGCAGCAGAGCAGTTGCTCAAGCGTGAGCCCAATCAAGCAGAAGAAATCCTTACCCTGAACAATCATTTGTTCTGGTCCTTTGAGTCAACACCCACTCTAAAAGATTTAGACGACGAGGTATCAGCATTTGAAACTGTGTGGGGTAGGAGTCCAACGCTTATTGTGGTAGACAACCTTATGGATATTGCGATGGATGGTCACGAAGAATTCCAAGGTATGCGAGCAGCAATGAAGGAGTTGAAGTATCTTGCAAGAGATACCAACGCAGCAGTGCTGGTCTTGCACCATACCAAGGAAGGCTTTGAGGGTTATCCTTGCCAGCCACGGTCAGCCATTCAGGGTCTGGTCAATCAGATTCCAGCAATGGTATTGACTATAGGACAGATGAAGCAGGGTGATGAGACCTACCTCTGCGTAGCCCCAGTCAAGAACAGATACGGGCGGGCAGACCAGACAGGTAATAATTATGTCAGCCTGGCTTTCAATCCAGACAGTATGTATCTAGATGATGTTCAAGTTAAATATATGCAGGAGCAAATGTATGGAAACTAAAGTATGGGACTGTTCATTCAGTCGTGAAGATATTGAAGTTCTTTTAGGAGCAGCAGTGTCAGATGGCGAATGGAACATTATTGTTGATGAGTTATACAACAATGATAATCTTTATAACAAAGTACAATCAGAAGTATTAAAGGTAGCAAGAGCAGCAATTGAGTAGCGCAGCCAAACGCAAAGGTAGTCAAGCAGAGCGCGATGTAGTCGCGTATCTAAAAGCCAACGGCTATCCCTATGCAGACCGCAGAGTTGCAGGAGCAACCTTAGACAAAGGCGACATAAGCGGTGTGTTAGGTGTAACCATAGAGATTAAGAACCACGCACGGCTAGACCTTGCGGGCTGGCTAGCAGAGTTAGAAGTAGAAATGAAAAACGACAATGCTTGGACAGGTGTTGTCATCCATAAACGGAAAGGTAAAGGAGACGTAGGAGAATGGTATGCAACCCTGCCAGTAAAGGTATGGTTAGCGCTACTCCGCAAAGCAAATGGAGAAACATAGTATTGCTGCATACCTAGAGTATGTAGGCGCCGCCGTGCCAGCACGGGGACACGGCTGGCGCAAAATTAAATGCCCGTTCCATCCAGATAAACACGCTTCCGCTGGTGTTAACTTTGATGAGAATAGATTTAAGTGCCACGCTTGTGGCGTTGGCGGAGACGTATACGACTTAATTATGCAAAGAGAAGGAGGAAACTATCGTGAGGCTGTCAAATTCGCAGAGACAATTTCTCCTACAGGCAGCGACAGAGTACGCCCAGCACATACATCAGGCAGCAGATTATCTAGCAACACGGGGTCTGTCGGTAGAAGAAGCAAGGAAGTTTCATATCGGAGTAGTGGACAATCCATTACCAGGTCACGAAGGCTACAAGGGTAAGTTAGTAATCCCCTACATAACTCCATCAGGTGTAGTTGACCTACGCTTTCGTAGCATCCACGGCGAAGACCCTAAGTACATAGGTCTGCCAGGGGCTAAGACCACAATGTTTAATGCACAGTCAGTGCTAACAGCAGATGGCTACATCTGTGTCACCGAAGGTGAGATTGACTGCATTACAACAGTAGTTAAGACAGGACATCCAGCAGTCGGCATTCCAGGTGCTAACAATTGGAAGCCTTACTACAGCAAAATACTTGACGACTTTGATACAGTGATTGTGCTAGCAGATGGCGACAGTCCAGGGTTAGAGTTTGGTAAAAAGATTAGTCGTGAGTTAGGGAATGTAAACATAGTACAAATGCCAGAAGGGCACGATGTAAATAGCATCGTCCAACAAGAAGGAGCGGAGTGGCTTAATGAGCGAATCAGCAGATGTTTTTCAGGACAATGATGAGTTCTGGGATTATGTTAAAGACAACCCACGGATAATCGGGATACCAGTATCAGAACATAAAGGCTTGGATTTACTCTCTGCTCTTAGAGATGTACGAGAAGCCTACAAAAAAGACCCATATATGGGCGACACAATGCTGACACTATTAGGCAGCCTGCTAGCAGGGGTAGCCAATGGTGAAGGCGAGGAGATGGTAGAAGAAGTTATAGTCTCAGAGGCTATGGTTAATGTAGATAGCGAACTAAAGAAGGTACTTGATGAAGGACGTTAAACATTTTGATGACATTCTCAGTGAATTAAAAATTACTATGGTAAAGAAGCACGCTGACTATGGTCCCTACAATATAGCCAAAGCACCAGGCGGTGCTATGAATGGATTGATTGTCAGGATGCACGACAAGATGACTCGTCTACAAAATTTATATTACAAAAAGAAAGACACGCCGAACTATGAATCCATTGAAGATACCCTGCTTGACCTAGCCAATTATGCCATAATCGGACTATTGGTACAAAGGGGTCAATGGGAAGGGATAGATGAACGCTAAGTACTACCAAGAGTATGACTCGGTAGTAGCAGGTCTGGCTGCTGAATACCATAGGAAGTATCCAATGGTTGAGGCAGATGATATACAGCAGGTTCTCTGGCTTTGGTTTATTACGCATCCCAATAAATATAATGAATGGTCTAAATTAGATAACAAAGATAAAGATAAACTCATAGGTAAATCCCTACGGAACGCAGCCGTCAAATATTGTGAGCGGGAAAAAGCGCGGGCGGTGGGCTACGAGTTGCTAGACCTGTACTACTACGATGCCTCAGTCATAGAGGCATTTATGCCCAGCATTATTGCTGAGTCATATGAGATGCCATCTAAAATCAAAGACCTTAACTTTAAGTTTAGTAAATCAGAAGGCACTAGTGATGGCAACAACTGGCTGGTATTACGGTCAGATATAGCCACGGCTTTCTACAGGCTGACAGAGGCTAAGCAAAATGTTTTGCGGATTCGTTTCAGCACGGATAACAATGAGTGGAGCCTGATAGCCAAGGACTTGAAGACAACACCAGATGGTGCACGGATGAAGGTGCAGAGGGCTATCAACTCTCTAATTAGAAATCTAGGTGGCTGGCGTACCTTTACAGATGAGGACCTAGTCGCAGTAGAAGAAGATGAAGATGAGTCAGAGTAGAGACATCAGAGAACTTCTACACTTAGTGGACTACAGCAAGTCAATGGACTTGCGTGGTGAACCAACAGAAGTATGCGTATGTGGTTGTGAAATTTTTGTAATGCTTGGTGGATTTGTAGATGGTGAGATTGCTTTTTACTTTACAGATGCTGAGTGTGCTAGTTGTGGCAGTATGGTAACTCTACCTACACCTAGCGGAGAGGAAGATGGTTGTGCCGACGTATGATTTTAAGTGCAAGTCTTGTGGGACTATTACAGAAGTAACAACTAATCATCCAATTCCTTGTGAACTATGCGGTGAGATAATGATTAGGATTTGGACAGCAAACCCAGTACACTTCAAAGGTACTGGATTCTATAAAACAGGAGGCTAAATGAAACTTAGATACAGCAACGGCTGGAACTATAAACGATTTACTTTGGTTATAGGTGGCAGCCTAACTAGATTTGGATTTGGTTTTTGCATTAGCCGTTGGCACGCAGACTTAGACCTTGGCTTCTTTTGGATTGGAGTTGAGTGGTAATGATTGAATTCAAAAACAAACCAGCCTGCGAAGGTACTGATACTGAACAGTGGTTTAGCAAAGACTCTGGCGAGTATATGAATGAACGTTTATTATATAGAATCTGTCAGGGTTGCCCAGCCAAAGCAGAGTGCCTAGAGTATGCACTATATAACAAGGTACTTGGATACTGGGCAGGAACTACTGAGCGTAAGCGTAAGTTAATTCGCAGACAACTTGGCATTACAGCCAAACCTGTACTACCAGAGTGGGAGTTAAATAGACGTGGCGCTTGAACCTATACGGCAGATAGCAAGTGATGGCAAGCGGGAGCAGATAGCAGCCAAAGCGCTGACGGATTACTTCATTAACTGGAAGTTATATCCAACACCACGCTTCTTCTTTACCGACTTTCACATCACTGTAATGCACGGCAATGGCAGAGAGAACTACATCGGAGACCTAGAAATCAAATGGCTTAAGACAGATAGCAGCAAGCCAGCCATCTTCCCGTTCAACAAACTACAGCAGATTATGATTGCACCACCATATACAGATACAGATTACTCATACCACCGTATCTGCTTTAGATATTCAGACGGCATACTTGTAGTCCCAGCCAGAGAGATAGCCCACCTACAGCCAGTCTTTCATACCCGTTGGGATACCAAAGAGCGGGACCTAGTAGTTTTTGTTAATGCCTCAGACTACCCTCAGTATTGGCACAACCTGATAATCAATGAGGTTTCTTCTAGTTAGGGGAAGACTAGGAGAAAGCAGAAAAGACCCCTCTACCTATATCGGACTAGGTAAAGGGGTCTATTCGTGTCTAAAAACCGCCTTAGAAGGCGTTTACGGGGCTATCGTGCTCCGCGTCCAAACTCTGTGGCAGATGGGTCTAGCCACTTTAGGACAGGTCCAAGGAAGCCAGCGAGTGCTGCAGTTCCTAGAACCTTAACATCAGTCTCTCCTGCAAGGTAGAGTGCAATAGCAGCAGATGCTGCAGCACGGAACCAAGATAAGGATAGTTGCTTTAGAGTTTCCATTAACTCTCTCTTTCTTCTATGCATTTACCGCATAAGAATGCCCAGCCTCTGTAGACATAAGCACCTTCTGCATTGCACCCATCACAGTCTAGTAATGGGTTAGGCTCTCCTTCAGGTAGTAGCACGATGCACCTTGCAACAGGTACATACAAGCGCAGGAGAAACAGCGACTTTCTTTTTAGGAGTAGGTTGCAGTTTAGCCTTTACCTGATTGAGAACTTTAGGTTGATTTAACCACCAGAACCAAGGGCTAGTGTCATTACTGTAAGCCCTATCAATAGAAATATGTAGATGCTTATTGTGAGGATTGCTACCACTGTACTTGCGGTTGCCCTCTTTGCGTCTAGCCCGTGACCAAATCTTGCCTTGAAAGATAAGATAGTTGATGCGGTTATCTTCTTTAAGTTTTTCAAAAATGATTGCACAATCTACGCCATTGTCAGGGTCGTGGGTTAGGTCTACTGCTAGCCCAGTATTGTGGTCCGAATTCGGGCTCGCCTTCAGATGCGCTAACGATGGCAAAAGTCCGTCGGACAGTTTCTTGCGCTTCGGAAATAATGCTGTCGCTTGTCTCAGTACAGCAATAGCCGCAGGCGTGGCTTTCCCTACCACAGGTGTTCCCGTAGGTTTCATTGTCCCTCACTTCTTTAGTGCTTCTTTGATTAACTCTGTTAGTAAATCTACTTTAGTTTCTAAACCATTTACTTTATCCTTAAGACTGGAGCCACCGTTGGGCTTAAGTTCTGATAAGTAATGTTTAGTTAGATGTTTAACTCCCATTGCTAGTGCGCCTATGAGAGTAGTAATTGCAACGGCTAAGCCAGCCCAGTCAGCAGGATTCATTTATACAGTCCTTATAAGTATGTCAATGATTCCACCATAGCCAGAGAACCCCCTGTCTGGTGGAGTTTGTCGGGTAAAAGTAACTTGCTCAACTACAACTTGGCGAGATTCGCCAGTTTGTAAATCCTGCCAGGTTATGACATCACCGTTTTGTTCAATGGTTTCTAGTTGTGCTACACGTGCAACTGCACGTCCTTCGTAGCCAACCATTACATTGTACTTATCTGTCTCAATGTCATAGTTAAAGACAGGAAACTTAATGAGTCTTTGGCGTGGAGTAGCGATAGTCGCTTTTGCCTGATAGCCCTTGAAGATAGGACCTTTAGTGTTATCTGTGCCGTCTCTGTAAAGAATAAACTTGTAGGCTATATACTCTTGTGCACCTGTTGGCTGGCTAGTAGTTACTTCTACTGGCGGAACTGATACATCATATGAGACAAGGTCATACTCTGTGCCATCTTTATCTACAGTCTCTAGCGTCATAGAACCGTAGGTAAAGTCACCGCGTCCTACAAGACGCTTAAAGTTTTTTGGCTCAAGAGTGTTATAGCGAATATAACCAGTGGTGAGATAGCCAGTAGTCATTAAAGTGCTGGCAGATTCTGAGTAGATGTATCCGTTAGCCGATGATGCATAGGTTGTGCAGTAGGCAAGGCGGTCAGTTGTGCCCAAGAAAGCACACGATGTGGTGTAATGCCCAGTTACTCCTGAGTAATATAAATCGTTAGCGTAAGCAAAACGCAATGGTGATAGTTCATTACCTAAGTCAATACGGATAACTCCAGGGTTGCCATCAACACCAGTTGCACACCAGATGTAATTCTGTCTAGCAGCAAAGTCATAGCAAGGCTGGTCGGTTTCCACAAGCAAAGGACCGTAGGTAAGTGAACCGTCTTGGTCATTAACTGTAGCAATACGAATACCTTTGCTAGTTCCGATAGCCATATATCCTAGATAGTAAAAGATACGATGAACTATTTCACCGACTGGTAGTTCTGCTGCTACTACCGCCGACGTAAGCGTCGGCATAGCACCTGCTGTGCTGAGTGTAAACTTCTGAATTGTTGACTGAATACCGTTATAGCCAGAGATATAGATTGCTGGACCTGATGCTGTAATGCTGGTATATACGTGAGTAGTTGCTGGATGTGTATAGACTGCTGTAGGTAGTGCTGATGCTGCTGATGTAAATTCATAGACAGCATTGTTGGCACACATAACAATACGTTCTTTAACAAACTCCATCACCGCATTGTTAACAGTAATACCATTAGCCGTAAACATAACAGTAGCGGATGTAGACGAGTTGCCTATAAGTGGCTTTCTATTTACTTCTAACTTACCTGATGGACCTGTATCATTAGTTACCCAGTAAGCATCGGTACCATCATCACAAATAGCATAAACTCGGTCGTCAGTGCCAGAGTTATAGTCAATAAAATGAGTAACAGTTCCAGCAGTATCAATTTTGTCTACATCGTATTCGTCTAGTACGAGTACACCGTTAGTACCAGACCATTGAATGCTACGCATATACTGGCTAGCACGACCATTAGATGCAATAGAGCCAGTCATTTCGTGTCCTTGAGTGCTGGACTTAAGCAGTGTTACTTCACCCTCAGTCCAAACATCTACACCTTTGCTATCTGCATACTGGAATGTACCTTCTCCAGGAATTAAAGCAGGGTCATAAAAAGTAATGCCAGTCCCGTCGTGAAACGAGGACTGGCTTCTTATCCACCACCCAGTTAGAGACTGCTCACCAGGTTCAGTCTGATTATCAAACTGTTCTTTTCGGTAAGGTGCAGTCTGGCGGATATAAGGACGCTGGTCGGAAATAGCATAGATAAACGGCATACCGCCTAAAGCAGTATCATAAGCAATATCAGTGTTCTGCCAGATAGATGTATCAGATACAACACCTACGTCAACTGCAATCGCTCTACTAGAACGACCTTCGGTAATATCACGACCAGCCACTTATTCTCCTAGCCTTCTTGTTGTTCCTTAAGTTGATTTTTCAAATGTTGATGCGCCCAATAGAGTGCGTAATAATCAAAGTCAAGGCTGAATCTCTTGATGTGTTTAACTAGCGCCCCAGTGTGGGCGTGAAGCGGGATACCTGCCTTCTTCATACGGCGGAAGAAAATAATATCTTCGCCGATGAAATGGTCATCATCCCCGTCACCAGTCTCGGTAAACATACCTTTGCCTGGATTAGCCTCACGAATCTTGGGCACAATAGACTTGTGCATTAAGACAAAACCAAAACCAGCATTGTCAATCTTGATAACTTCGTTATCAGGTAGCGGATGGATGTACTGAATCTGATACTCAGATACATCATTAAAGAGAACAGGGTATGGTTTCATCAGGCTACCCTCATTCTCTTTAGAGATGAAGTAGACACCTGATACGACAGGCTTGCCTATCTTGTCTGCTGTCTTCCATAGTTTAGCCATAGCATCTAGGCTAAGGACTATGTCTGAATCTACCCAGAGTAGCCAGTCAGTCTTAATCTTATCTGCCCAATGGTCAAAGAGTACTTGGCGTTGTCTGCCAATCTGATTACCTTGGACTCGGATACTGGTGTGGATAGGCATACCGTTGGCACCGCCAGTGATAACTGCTGTCATCAACCCTTCGGTAAACTTGCCATCAGTTGTGCCATTATCACACCAGCCGATTGCTACAGTTTCATTCTTTTGTATCATTGTCCCCTTGCTTTCTTTACTTAGATAGATGTCCAACCTCTGATACTACCGCCCTCTACAGGGCATTTGAAAGGTAAATGTTTGCCATCGGCAATCCATTGACGGTGGGCTGCATTGTGGGCAGCCCAATCTATGTCGCTAGTCATACTCCTATTAGAGTGTTCCGCTTTGCTCGCGTTGCGCCTCTAGTTCGTCCCAAGTGGATTTGAGCATAGAGGTATATTCGCCGTTGCCTCTGTCAATGATGACGTGTTGGGTAACAAGCCCCATTGATTCAATTTCAATAATTTGTATATTATCCATTGTCATAACTCCGAACTGAATCCTAAATAAGCACTTGTAGAAGCATTTGCTCTAATCCAATAAGGTCTTTGAGCAGTTAATCCAGAAGCAACTGTTACATCCATATTTACCATATTGCCACTAGTTGTATTTCCGCTTAATGCAAGAGCAGTAATAGCCGTATTATTTCCAGCAGCATCAATTAGAGATAATGTGGAGTAATCAATTGAACTGGGGTTTGTTCTCAACGTTACTGGAGTAGGTGTTACAATCACCGCACCAGTTGTGCTACCTGCAGCACCCAAAGCAGAAAGAGTAGAATTGACTCCATTAGGAGTTATGCGATAGTAATACCTCTGGCAAGCGGCTAACTCCCCTGCGAGTGTGCCCGTTGCGGTTTGGAAAGCGGTTGCAACGCTGCCAGCCTCTACTTGAACGCCCCAAAAATCAAAGGTATTTGTTTGAATACCAATGGA